ATAATGAATCTACCGGTTTTTGCATCGTAATCAATCCTTACATTAGAATTCTGATCGGAACTTGGGTTCATCGACTTTTACCTCATGATCTTCGGTTATGGGAGCATACCAGACGTTAATGGGCTTGCCGCCCGGTACTCGCATTTTGTCGTGGCTCGCGCCGCAGTCGCGCCGCAGCGAGGTCCACAGGTCCATCCCGGTCATCACCTCCGCTTTATTGCGCTTGAGGAACTCCGAGAATGCGGTGCCACGGAACACGATGCAGCGCACGCCATCGATCACCTGTACCACCGGGATATTGCGGGTCAGCGCTTTGCGGTCCTCGGTGTTCGTACCGTCCGAGGCTAGATCGGCCTTCTGCACGAACTCACCGAATTTCGCCATGATGACGCCCGATGCGCTCGCCTCCTTCGGCACTTCGATAGTGCGTAGTGTCGGAATCAGCGGATCAAGTACCCGCCGCCTCCATGCGTCTTGCGACATCTTCGGGATATTGATCTTCATCTGCTCGAAAATCAGCGTACCCATCATCGCCGGGTCGCGCAGCACGATGGTCGGGATGTTGGTGATGAGCTTACCATTGACGTGCAGCCCCCAGCGCGGGGGTTCCGAGAGGTACTCGATCAGCTCGGTGAACTGCGGTAGACTATCGTGTGCATCCAGATCCCGGCTCTCCTCGGTCGATATCCCGTGCTCGCGGGTGATACACACTTTGCGGTCGCAGAGCGATTTGCATGGGTCCTCACTGCATTTGTACAGATAGTCCCGCCTCGACGCGGACCGGATCACCTTCTTGGCCTCCGCTGGCCCCAGTGGCTTGTCGAACATCGTCTTGTTCAGCGCCATCGCATCGTCGAAGAACGAATCGGGGCGGGCACGCTTGAGGTAGACCACCACGTTGTACATGGCGTCGTTCCTAGACCCCGATTCGACCCCGGTGTGGATCATCTTTTGGATACATGGCGGCGCTTCCAAGTGCTCGCGCCTCGCGATCTCCTCCAGCTCCTTGGCCGTCACCCGCTTGGACTGCGCGTAGGAGATGAACAGCTCGAACGACAGCCGGTTACCATCTGCATCCAGCGCGTACCGCACGGTGTCGTCGCCGCCGAAGTAGCACAGGTTGATCCAGTTACCCAGCGATTTCTCCCCGCTGCTCGTCACCAGTGAGTCCTGCTTGGGGAATATATCCACGTGGTTCGGGATCTGCAGCATGTCGCGCCACGAATTGAGCAGCCGGATCACCAGCTTGGCCGGAAGGTATTCCTCGCCGAACAGGTACAGATGCGCCCCGCCGCTCTTGCTCCGGGTAGCTACCAGCGGAAGCCGATAATGCTCGATCTTCTTAACCAGCGCCGGGAGATCCACGTCGGAGCCGTCTGACCCCTTGCCGTGGTTATCCACGTCGATCGCGCCGAACAGCACCGTGCCGCCGTCCGTGATCGGAACGACCCCGAGCCCCATGCGGCCCGATAGGTGGTCCTCGTAGTGCCGAAGCGTCACCTCGCTTTTTTCGGTGGACATGCCACCACCTGCCGGGTTCCACTGACCGAATGATCGGAGATTACCGGCGAACAGATTTGCAAAGTCTTGTGCTAGACTAGTCATCATTTACCTCGCTATAAGTCTATAATTGACACCGCCTTCGCGGGCTGATAGAATTATACCACAGCACACCGAAGACATCAACCCTCACCGTTGTTCCACCGTTCCATCATGATGGAACACAGATGGAACGCCCTCTCCCATTCGAACGACACCCCATCTGTACCACCGTTACACGCGCACGCGGGGGTCATTAATGTGTGATTCGTAACCTGATATATAATATGTAGATGGAACAGATGGAACAATGGAACACGAAGCGAGAAGTCCCGACGGACGGGCCCTGTGGAGCACTGGGGCGTTCCAGACGCCGTACCATCTTATGGAACGCGTCAGGGCAATTCGGGATTCTCTCATGCGTGCGCATATAAGCTGAGCGTCAGCTGAGGCTAAGAGAGGCCCGAGAAGGCCCCCGGAGGGGTGCGGAGCTATGTAAGTAGCTTACTGGGCCATGGAGCCCAGCGGCGACGGGGCGGGTGCGCCCTGCTGCTCATTCTCGGGATACTGGTCCTTGGGTGACCGCGCTGCGGCAAGACCGCCAGCCAGACCTGCCCCACCGGTAGTGACCTGCGCCGACCGTAGTAGCCGTGCCTCATCCGCTTTGAGCGACAACATGATGCTTTGCAGCACCTGATCGGACTGGCTAGTCGGGGCGAGCAGCTTGGCCACCGTGGGTGCGGCCACCTTCGGGGGCATGCCGGTCAGGCTCGGGAACTGTGCGCGCAGCGCGTCCCCAGCGGCGGCGACCGGGCGACCGGCGAACAGATTCGCGGCAGCGCCTACCGCCCCGGCACTCTGGTTCAGGTCCGTGTCCACTGGCGTCTTGCGGAATCCCGTCTTCTCGGTGCCCAGCATCGTGCTTTCCTGCTTGAGGCGGCTGACGAATTCGTCGAATGCGCTCTCGTCTTGGAACGCCCGACGCAGTTTCTGCTCCGTGTCGCGGGTAAGCACCGATTTGAGCGGGTCGGCGGTCGGTCCGGCAGCGCGAAGCTTCTCCAGCATCGCTTGCGAGATCCCGGCGCGGAACGCATCGTACTCGGACGGTGAACCCTTGAATCGGTCGATCAGCTTGCGCATATCAAGCTCGGGCAGTTGGTAAATCCGCTGGCCTTCTTTCATCGCGGTCAGCAGCTCCGAATCACCGGCGAATGTCTCGCGGGCGATCTTGTACTCGGGCGACCACTCTTCCATGCCTTTGACCAGTCGATCTTTCAAGCCCATGAGAATACGTGCCTGATTCGCGCCCTTGTCCGAGGTGAGCGCCTTTTCGATCATGTCGTCCAGCGCCAGCTTAGTCTCGTGTAGGCCCCGCAGCATGTTCTTTGGATCGGCGATGTCGATGGATTGATCGGCCATTCGAGTCGCGCCCTCTTTCATCGCTTTCTGGAACGATGGCAGATTCTGCAGTCGAGCGATATCGGGCGAGGACTTCGGGGTGAAGACCGGTGCACTGTCCCACGCGGCTTGGTACAGCGACTGGGCGTCATCGGACCGCTTCTTGATCAGGTCCACCACGTCGGTGTAGAAATCCTTGGAGCCGGACATCAGAGTGCGCAGATCGTCGGCCACGCGAGGGATGCGTCCCGCTTCACGCCCTGCCAGCGCTGTCTTGGCTTCCATTCGTGCTGGACCGGGTGCGGCGCTTGCGCGACGCAACAGCGCGGCGGTGTTCTCGCCTAGATCCGCCAGTGTCATCTCGCCACGAGAGAACGACTGGAGCTTCGCCAGTGCTTGATCCGGGGTCAACCCGTCTTTTTCCAGCGCCCGGGCGATCGCCACGTCGGCCATCTTGCCCGCGTCGCCGAAGCCCATCGCGGAGCGCAGCTTGTTAAATGCTGGCATCAGGATGTACTTGCCCGTAAGCCCGAGACCGCCAGCGGTAGCACCACCCGCCACAGCACCACGCAGCGCCTCGCCGCCCCAGTCAGCGGGTTCCTTCTCAGTAGTGCCCAGCGCCGTAACTGCGCCCGATCCTGCGCCGACACCGGCCATTCGAGCGATGCTGGGGGTCTGGCCGAACAGCATATTGGCGAGTTTCGGCCCTACCGTGCGGCTAGCGGCAGCAGTGAAACCCGGCGCAGCGCTCACTCCTCCGGTAACCACGGCTGGAATCAACGCACCACCCAGCTCTGCGGCAAATGCCGTGCGCGGATTCTCCTCCGCGTGTTTGCGTAGCCCTTCGCGCTCAGCTTTAACGTAGTCCTCGTAGCTCCGGTCGCCGCCCAGTGAGCGAGCACGAGCGATTGCTTCGTCCGAGAACCCCATGGTGAGTCCTTGGAGTCCTTGACCCAGCGCATTCGGCAGGAATGGCTCGGGTGGCTTGCGGGCAGGGGCGGTCGAGGCGGTCGAGGCGGTCGGAGCAGCACCGGGTGTCGCGGCGGTCTTGGACTGAATGAATCGCTGAATAACCGGCTCGGGTGTACCGTCGTTGAACTGGTACACCGTGCCATTGACGATACGCTCGATCATTGCGGAGTCTCCCTACCTTGCTCATCCACCCGGACACGGGGCATCGTGAAATACTGTTGGTACGACATACGAGTCGGGTTGATAATCACGCGGCCTTTAGCATCACGTGTTGTGATCGGGTTTGCATTGAGATACGCACGCCATTGGGCGTCCGCCGACGGAGTGATCGCGCCGTTGACCGCTGCATAATTGGACAGGTACGAGTTGTAGTCTCGATCACGCTTGCGCTGCTCAATCATGTACTTCAAAATGGTCTCGTTAGTGATCGGCTCCTTGTCGGAACTGAATGTTCCGAGCTGCATCATTTTAACGTCATAATTCGAGATGTTATGATCGCCCGGGATTCGGTTCTGCTTAGCAGCTTGCGACGCGAGCGAATCAAACTCGTTAATTTTAGCTCGGTCGCCCGACAGTACCTTGGCAGCGCCACCAATGTAGGGTAGTCCATATGTGACCCCAGTGCTGATCTCCTTGTTAAGAGATAGTGCACGCTCCAGATCTGCGATATCCTTGTCGATACCCAGTACGAACGGCGCGACCTTCTCGCGAATGTACTTGGATGATTCTTTCAGATCGTCTTCGCGCTTCTTGGCCGCTTCGACCTTGTTGAGTCCGGCGTAGCCCGCTTTAGGGTCCAGTGGCACACCCGCGTCGGCCGCAGCTCGCACTACACCTTCCATGTCGCCTCTGCGAATATGGTCGTCGATCTCTTGCTTAGTTCGTGTGGTCTGAGCTCGCATCGACGCCATCGTGACGACCTTGCCCTCTTGCTCCAATGCCCGATCCTGAGCCACCATTGCACTGGCACGAGCCACATCCTTGGGATTGAGCGGATCGCCGTTGAACGTCTGCAGCGCATCGGACACGAGTTTATTCTCGGCACGGAACGTCTTGGACTGCGCGATTCGCTGCGCTTTAGCTACGTCTTGCGGGTTGAGCGCGTCACCTCCGAACGAGTTGAGTGCCTCGTTAACGTCCTTGTTATCCTTGGCGAACGCTTCACGCTTAACCGCGTTTTCAACTTCGAGACGCTGAGCGGGATCACCCAGATCTTTGCCGAGTCGTGCGGCAACATCGCGCAGTGGCTTCGTACCCTCGTACATTTTGAACTTTGCAGCGAAAGTAGGGTCGGTGAGCTTGAGACCCGACGTGGCAGCGAAGATCTTCTCTTCCGGGGTCGCCTTATCGATAGCTAGCAGCTCTTTAATACGAGCAACACCTTCGGGTGTGTTCGGCTGAATGCCTTCCGAGAGCACCTGCTGCTGGTACGCGGTCATCTTAGGCGAAAGCCTGGAAACCACATTGAGACCAAGCTTCGCGGCTTCTTGCTCGTCGCGCAGCGCTGTCTGCGACAGCTCGTACCGCATCTTGGCCAGTTGCGCATTCCGATCCGCTTCGCTTTCTTGCGATTTAGCGTACGCTCCCACTGCAGTGCCCAGTGATTCGCCGAATGAGCCTGTGCGAGTTGGGGCGAGGAATCCTTGAGCCAGCGCCAGTGCCGACGGATCGATGCGATCCTTGCGATTCGCCAGCGCCTCTTTCATCGCCTCCCGCGCCGCATCCACTTCAGCTTTGGCGCGCTTGTACTCTTCCGTGTCCCCGCCCATCGCTTGACGACCGAGCGAAGATAACGACACGCTGGCGATCTTATCCGGATCGACCTTTAGCATCTGGGCCAGCAGCGGACTGTACCCGTATCCAGAATCTTCAGCAGCTTCAGGCATATGCGTCCTTAGATTGGGGGTGTGTAGTCGATCGAATCGACATCGACATTGACTTCATCCGGGTTAACCACGGGTGCGACGTAATTCGGATCTCCGGGTTGCGGGCCTGCCCCGATAATCGACGACCCACCGGTAGTGTCCGTAGCCCAACTTGGTAACTTGAATCCGGACAGGAAGTCGGTGAATCCCTGAGCTGGTGATTTGCCACCGGCTGGAGACGTGAACAGCGAACCCAGTCCAGCGATCTGCGCCAGTGGCGAGGTGGAGTATGCGCCCGGGATCGGAGCGTCCGCTTTCTCGGTGACGGTGGACGGGACCTTGACGTTGGAGTACACATCCGCTGCGGTCTTGGCTGCGGACAGCGGTGCCAGTATCTTGGCTTGCTCCAGCTTCTGCTGCTCCGCACCAATGTCGTACAGCTTCTGCAGCTCTTTCAGCTGTGCATCTTGCTCGGTAGTCGCTAGCCCTTTTTGTGTTTCGGCTGCGTTGCGATACAGTCCGGCTTGGTCCATTGCTGCTCTCAGCGCCGAGTCGTAGCTGCTGCGCATCTCTTTGGTTTGTGCGCCCAGTAGATTCGCCTGAGCGTCTGCACCCATCTGCCCCAGCGCGTTGAACATTCGTTGACCGCCGAACCCGCCAGTCCCCGCGAACGCACTCTTGAGTGTCGGGAGCATGCTGCGTTGCAGGTTCTGCTCTTGTAATCGCGCCATCTCGGTGGTGAGGGCCTGAGATTGCGGATTGTAGAACGACGCGATCATCTCGGGCGTTACCCCGGCTGCGGCTAGATCGGCGGTGCCCTTTGCTTTTTCCAGCTCTGTCGTGTACCCTTGCAGTGCTCCCGGTGCGGACACCTGAGTCGCGACGTTCTGCTGCAGCTCCGAGAGTGGAGCGACCAGTTGTTCACCGGTCAACCCGGTAGCAGCAGTCCCAGCGGTGGCTAATCCTTCGAGGTATTTGTTGTACCAATCCGGGCCTTCGGTCGCGGTAGACTTAGTAGTCTTGATATTCGGTAGCGGATCACCCTGCATTAGAGACATATTAGATACCTTTCATGTACGCCAGCGGCGATTTAGCTTTAGGTGGAATTGAATTGACTGGGCCACCTCGCTTGTGCTTGCGAATCGCTTCACGCCACTTATCCAGCTTCGCCGCGCCCTCTTTGTTCGAACCGTCCCCCAGTGCCGCCACGATCTCCGCATCAAGCACGTATTCACCGTCGGCGAGCTTGGCCGGGATCAGGTCATCTTGACCACCACCCGCACCTTGCACGTAGTGCGACCCTTTGTATTCGGCCTCGCCGCCGGACGCAGCCATCAGAGGAGATGCCATCATTTTACCACCTTCTGCCCGGTTTTGTACAGTCCCTCCGCGCATGTAGGGCTGCAGAACCGACGAGTAAGAGGGTTCGGTGCCGTAGGAATAATAGTCAGCGGTAGGGGCCGGGGCAGCATTGTCTGTGCCGGTAGCGTCGCGTAGTGCTGAGTAGGCTTGCATATCTGGGTTCATTGTAGCATTTCCAGCGAATAGCGCTGCTAGCGCGGAGGTGGGGTCCTTAGTCGGGTGAATTCCCCCGAGCCACGTTTCATCAATATTGTGGTCCTTGGCTGAATACGTCGGCTCATTGGCCCCATATCCCTGCAGCGGGCTGGACGACCGCTTCGGAGTCGGAGTCTTGGGAGCCACGATCTTGGGCGATGTTACTTTAGGCGACATCACTTTCACTTTATCTACGATCGCCTTGACTTCATCCGGAGTCAGCGTTTCGCCGGTCGTAATATCGATCGGAGTACCGTCGATAATCACCACGTTTCCAGTAATCACCTGCACATCGCCAACGCTATCGGTAACAGTTGGCACGCCTGTCTGCGTGTTCAGTGTTAGTGTGACAGTCGAATTCGTGTCCGGATTCGTTACCGTATTGGTAGTAACATTCGTATCCGGATTCGTGGTTACCGTCGTAGTAACATTCGTATCCAGATTAGTATTCGTTGTTGTAGTGACATTTGTGTTAGGATTAGTCTCTACATTCGTGTTTACATTAGTATTAGCGTTGGTATTGGCGTTCGTGTTAGCGTTCGTGTTAGCGTTCGTGTTAGCGTTAGTGTTTGCGTTGGTATTGGCGTTCGTGTTCGTACTGGCGTTAGTATTCGCGTTCGTGTTCGTATTAGCGCTAGTGGACGCATCGGTCGCCACTGCGGTAGCGGTGTTTACGTCAACGCCAGAGTTTACAGCTGCAGTAATCGCCGCATTAACCGCCGAGTTTACGTCAACGCCAGAATTTACTGCCGCATTTACCGCAGCCGTGATCGCAGTGGTAGCTGCCGTGTTAACGTCGGCACCGGAATTTACAGCAGTTGTCACGGCAGCAGTCACCGCTGCATTGGTCGCCGTGGATACGTTGGTTCCAGTAGTGGCCGCAGTCGTCACGGCAGCAGTCACCGCTGCATTGGTCGCCGTGGTCGCAGCCGCGTTGGTGCTCGCGTTGGTCGATGCAGCCGTATTTGTAGCAGCGGCTACGGCTGAGGATACTGCCGCATCTGTGGCACTAGTGACCGCTGCGCTGGTGTTTGTGCCCGTGGTTGCTGCGGTCGTAGCGGCAGTAGTCACGGCGGCAGTCACAGCTGAATTAGTAGCTGCTGTGACAGCGGTCGATGCGTTAGTCCCAGTTGACGCTGCAGTGCTCGCTGCTGTGGACACCGCCGCGTTTACGGCTGCGCCGGTCGCGGCTGTCACATCGGCACCGGTATTCGCGGCTGCGGCAATCGTAGCCCCTACTGCAGCGCTAGTATTAGACCCTGAATTTACAGCGTTCGTTACCGCTGTCGTGGCTGCGGTGTCGACGTTGCCAGTCGACGATAGTGTGGTCGAAAAATCATCGATGGCCGCAGTGGACCCGGTATTGTTAATTTGAGTAGCAAGTTGAACTGCAGTAGTGTCATTAACATTTAGGCCAAGATCCGACATCATGTTTTGAGCTTCGGTAACTGTAACGGCATTGGCGTTGGTGCCCGTTGCAGCAGTTGTCGCTCCCGCCGCGCCAGTCGTCGCACCTGCTGCACCAGTCGTCGCACCTGCTGCACCAGTCGTCGCTCCCGCGTCAGTCGTGGCTGCGGTTCCATTCGTCCCGGTGGTCGCTACAGCTCCGGTAGTGTCATGAGCTCCTGTGTCAATGCCGACATGTACCGTACCGACACCACCCGAAGTGTGACCTCCAATCAGCGCGCCCACCGCACCTTGAGTCAACGCGTTGTTAATGTCCTGAGCGGTAATCTTGCCTTTCGTTAGATACGCAGTCGCCAGCGCCGTCGCGGTCTCTTCGATATCTTCCGACACCCCCTCTTTAACCGAACCTTTTACAAGTTGCGATCCGATATTGCCCGTCTCGGTGCGGAATAGTGTCTTGACTAGCGCTGCATCCATCGCACCACTGGTAATCAGCGTGATGCCACCAGCGGCAAGACCGATTTTCGCTGCTACCGCATCCGCTTGCTCTTTGGTCATACCAGCGGATATCGCTGCTGAATATGCATCATTGTATGCGCCGCCCATCGATTCGCCCGCATTCATCGCGGCGTCGATACCTGCGGCGGCTCCGATGCTCATGATTTTCGCAGCTTTGGATGCCACGCCAATCGGCAGGATCTCTTGAAGGCCTTCCCGTGTGATCAGGTTCACAGCTGCCGCCGGGTTCTCCCATCCAGCTTGAATACCGGCGATAAGCTTGCCGAACATCCCCTCGGCTTTTGACACCGCATTAGTAATGTTCTGCGTTCCTTGCTTCGATTCTTGAGTCTCGATGCTTGCGCCGAAATTCTGCACTGCGTTACCGGCTTGAGTAAGCGCATTGTTAGGGTCGGTGACGCGCAGATTGGACAGTACCCCGCCAAATGCGGCGAGCTGCTCACCACCTGCCATGGCAAGATTAGAGAGTCCAGTCTGAACTGCGTTGCCCAATGCATTCTGCGCCGCAGTAACAGTACGCGACAGTGTAGTGTTAGCTCCGGAGCCCGCAGCATTTACGGGATTGCCCATCGCGTCGACGCTTTCGCCGCCGAACATATCGGCTGCGTTGGCCCAGTCTGCCGCAGCAGCAGAGACCCGATTCAGATTAGTGGCCGCTGCCACCGCACCGAGTGTGTCGGCTGATGTCCATTGTGTAGTGCCACGGCCACCACCTGCAGTATTGGACAGAGTGAGGTTATCCACCCGAGCCTGATCCGATGCCGCAGCCAATTCCGGGTTTTCAGCACGGGTCGCGGTCGAGTACGATTTGCCGCCCCATGTAAACGTTTGTCCCGGTCCCAGCAGCGCACGAGCTGCAGCGTAGGCGTCCGCGAATTTCGGGATTGTGGCGATGCTGGCGAGCTGGTCTTGCCGTGCCGAATCGAGCACGTTATTAATCGCAGTCTGATTCGTAGCGTTGTATGTATCGATGTTGTAAGTCTTGCCATCGTAGGAGAACGACGTAGCACCGGCCAGCCGTGCTGCATTAGCCGCATCCTGCTTAGTGTTGTAGTCGTCGCCGACGAATACTTCACGGCTCGCAGTGATAGCGTTCTGCACTTGTGTGTCGGTCCCAGCGCCACCAGTCACCGAAGTCGCGCCGCCGGTCACAGCGTTAGACGTTGCAAGCGCTTCGTCTGGCGTGGCTCCAGCGGCTATGGCGGCTTGGTATGCGGTAAACCCAGAATCCGCACCACCACCGGTTATCGCGTTCGGGTTAGTTATGGTCGTTGATGTGTCCTGCGCTGCAGTCGCAAAATCGGCCGTGTTTTGCACCAAAGTAGCGGCAACACTGGGATTTGTAATGTTGTTTGCTGCGGCGAGAGCTCCATTAAGTCCGCTGGCGGCAGACATCACTGCGTTGATGTTACCACTTAATGCAGCCGTGACTAAATTGGCAGCAGCGGCGGCTGTGGCGAGATCCGCACTGCCGGTCAGAGCACTAGCACCGCTGAGCACACCCGAGAGATTACCACTAGTCGCAGCAGCCAGAGTGCGCGCTGCATTGGCGGCATCGGCTACCGAGATCGTGTCGGTAAGCATAGTCGAGCCCGCTGCAGCTCCGACTACTGGATTATTAACCAGTGCAGTTACCAATGCTCCCGCGTTACCGGTCGACACCGCTTTCGCCACATTGAGCCCGGTTGCGACGTTGTTATACCCACCAGCACCAGCGAGCTGAGCAAGCCCGCCGAGAACGTCGCCACTTTGTATAGCTTGACCCGCACCGATGACTTGACCTGCGAGCACGCCCTCAGCGCCTAGAATGCCGCCACTTAGCGCCCCGAGGATGATAGGCTGCAACGTAGTCGCCATATTCGAGATGGCGCCGACTGTTTGATTCAAGAAACCGGTGCCACCTCGACTTTGCCGCCCGATCTCATTGCCATTTAAATCCAAGTATACATACGTGCTGGTACCATCATCGTATTTAAATCCGATCGGCGCTGCGCTGGTATCCTCGGCTAATACACCGCCATGCACGATACGTGTTTTCGGATACACATAGTCCATCTGTGTGCCGATTCTGGACGACAACTCGGCGGCCTTGGCATTGATCACATCTGCCGATGGTGCCGCCGCCGCCGCTGCCAGAGCTTGCGTGTACGCTGCTGGGACCTCATATCTTATTAGCATTTCGCCATTTCTACCGCCGTATATGGGTCGTGCTCCGGGAGTGTCTTTAGTCACCACGGTGCTAGTAGTCGCGGGCGTGGTTACAGCCTGAGTTAGCGCACCTACGGGCGCGGTTGAACCGGGATACAAGGTATCCATAGCCTGAGCCAAGGCACCAGTGTCCGCGTACTCTTGATCTTGCAGATCGCCGTAATTAATCATGCTAAGTCGTCGATGCGCTCACTGTATTGACCACCGCTGTGGCCCAATCTTGCCATTTACCGAATGTATATGGGTCGGGTACCGCGTCTTTTGCGAATAGGTCGATTCCACGGAAGCCCGCTGCCCATTCCTGCCATTTGCTCTCGTCACTTGGGATTTCGAGCTGCTGCGCCGCATAAGCTTCCACCATGAGACTCGCCCATGCATCCCAAGTCTGGTAGCGAGGATCATAGACCACTGCCATTAGTAGCCCCTCACATCGCCAAATGTACCATTGATGAGCATTTTGCCTAGCTGGTAGTTACCGCCGGAGACATTCGAGGTACATCGAACCCGGAGCTGACGCCCCTGCTCGCGCATATCGATCTTGTGTGTGTCCGCAGTGAACGGATAGGGATTCGACACGTTGTCGTCCGCTTGCGCATATGGGCGGCTGTAGATATATAGGTTCATCTCACCCGTCATGATGAAGTCCGGCTCGATGCGTTCGATATCTAGCCATCGGTTTTCGCCGACCATCGCCGGGTCCGATGGACCTCCGGAGATCCACCCGAGGTCATTAGTCTCGAAGAAGCTGTTTATCGCCAGTGAGTACGTGCCCTTCACTGCATCGGTACCTATTTCATGCTGCCACAGCGAAGTGAACGTGGTGGTAGTATTGATCGTAAGAACGAACCCCGATCCAGTGCCACCGACGTTGGCGGCTAGCACGCTAAGTGTATCACCGACCGCGTAATTCACACCCTGATCCTGGATAGTCACGGATGTGATTCTATTCCCGGACACCACGATCGTGGCTGTCGCTCCAGTGCCCGAGCCGCCCGTAAGCGGCTTGTAAACGTAAGTTCCATTGGTGTACGACGAACCCTGATTAGTGATTGTAGTAGTCGCTACGCCGCCCACGTCGTTAGGCACCCAGTCGGCAGCGACGGGATAACGGAACACCTGCGAGAAGTACCCAGCCGACCGGCGTGCGCCCTCTGCAGTCCCCGCATCGTACCAGCAATTCTCGCGAATGTTGAATATGATTGCATCGTTACACTCGGTCGAGTCGCCACGCGGATAATACCACCATACCTCGCCGAATCGTGGCACCTTAGTGGCCCACACCTTCTGGCGTTGATTGTAGTTGAGGTTATCGAAGAAATGATTTTGATTGAAATTGTTCGGTATTTCTTTCGCGACACCGTTGTACATCATGAATCGATCGGTGGCGACCCAGTAATACACGCCATCATACTCGATCACACATTGGGAGGACATGATGGAGGTCTGGCTCGTGATAATGTCGTAGCGCCAGTATTGCGTGACCTGCGTCGCACCGACTGTCACGGTGGTGGGCGCGAAGCTGACGCGAATGAGCGAATCGAGCGACCAGAAAAGTCCCGATGGTGAATTTGAACCGCCGCGCACCGGGAGCGCCTTGACGATCTTGCCGGTGGCCACATTCACCTCATTGGCTTCAGCCGATACCCAATCTTGCAGATTGCCGGATGCGCAATTTTTGATCAGCCCGTTGTTACCATACACAAACACGTAAGGGTGCAGAGTCACTACGCCACCCGACACACTGATGTCGTTATTAAACGTTGCTACCACTGTACCGACTGGAATAACGTTATTCATGGTCACGGTCGTACTGACTACCGACACTACCGTTGTATTGGCTGGTATACCAGTCCCCGTTACTGTTTGTCCCGGGCCAATCAGCGGGTTAGCCGCAGCGATAGTGACTGATGTCGTACCGGCTCCGGTGATAGTGTTCGTAAACGTCCCGATAGCCGAGAATGTAGTGCCGTTGATGTTTCCACCAAGCACCGGCGTGTTGACCGTGTTATCAATGAAAGTCAGATTCTTACCGGGGTGCGCCAGTAATTGGTTCACACCACTCCCGTACGTGTCAGTAAATGTATCGAACTGCCACAGATTGTTGTCGCTTGACGAGAAATTAGATAGCGTCAGCTGCGTAACTCCGGCGCCAGTACCGTTGTTGTCGACCAACACTTCTTGCAGCCCGTTATTAAACCCGCTGAAGATCGCGTTGAAGTTATTGACCGGATTGACGAAAATACCGCGAGAGATGCCCGCCATATTGTTGGCGATCTCCCGATAGCCGCCGATCTTACGAGGACGACCCCTTTGAAATCTCACCCATTGACCATTGGTGTAAAAGTTAAAGTCCAACACTGTACCATCCCGCTGAATGCCGGGTTTGGTGTCTAGCGCATAGACTTTTTTCGTCATTAGAACTGGCCCCCGGATATACCCCCGGTAAAGGTTCCTACGCCATAAACGGTAGCACCGGAAGCATTGACGTCTAGAACCAAATTACCCAGTACCGTAACCCCGAATCGACCCGCGCCCGGACGGTAAACACCGGTGTTCGTCTCCAGCGCGAATTGAATCGCCGGAGATCCAGCGTTGCCATCAATAATTTGCAAACTCGTAGCGCCCGCTTGGTATGTGTTCGCATTTAGGAAGTTAGTACCATCACAAATTACCGTGGCTTGCCCGCCCGCAGGAATCGTAGCATTGGCGGCACCAGCAATTCCGGTAGTCAGAGTAAGTGAGTATCCACCCGCCACCGTCTGGTTACTGACCACATACAGGTTCACCACCGGTGGATAAGTAACTGTGACGTTGCCGGTTAGCGTGCCGGTGTATACGTGGATGTTGTTCGAAGCCTCGCTCGCGGTCAGGCTGTAGGCCCCAGTAACGACGGGTTTGGTGAGCACTGTGAATGAGAAATCGGTGCTGACGCCATAGCCCACCGTGATATAACCCGTACCAGTGCAGATGATGAACGCCGATTCATTCGGGTTAAAGATCTTGGTGGTCGAGCCGTCCAGCAGTTGTCCACCGGTAGTGCTGATCGTCAGAGTACCGGTGCTTGCGTTCTTCAGCAGTGTGAACCAGTTATTACCCAGTGTTGCTGCCGTAGGTAGCACTCCAGTGCCTGTGCCGCCGGTCCATACCACGGTCTGAGCGCGTTGAGATGCCGCGAACGTGGACCCGGAGATCAGGGAGGCGACCGGGTGGCTCTGGTTCAGTGTGAATCCGCTCGCGAGCAGACCATATCCGGCGAGCGTCGCCGCGTCAGCACTGGAAGTACCAACGCCGAATGCGATAACGCCCCACGTACCCGCAGTGTCAGGATTCGTGGTGATGTAGATATACTTGGATTCCCCGGCCGCAATCGACACAATAGTGTCCGCACCCGCGAAGTCTTTGACGGTGAAGCTGTTCGATCCAACGTTGCGGATCAGTGCGTCATTACCAACCGACGATTGATTCGAAGGCGGCATGTACAATGAAAGTCCGGCACTGGTCGCCGTGACCTGCATGATCCGCGCTGCAACATCGCCGGAAGTAGTGCCATTGATTGGCCACTCCAATTGAGTGTTAGCAGTGAGGGTGATCGAGCGATAACTGACGTCCGTGGGCTGGACTACGTTACCGGTAAACGGGCTGTTGTAACTCATGAGTCCACCGCTATAGCTTGACGATCAGCGACCCGCAGCTTATCTTCTTCCGTCAATGCGCCCATTATAGCGTCATATTGGGCTTGCCACATCGGGATGCGATCATCGTTTCTAAGGAATGGCATCGCTTGAAGTAGCGAGCCGTACAAAAGCGCCTGCGGCGCGTAGATCGTAAACCAGTTGGTCTGGTTCGTCGAGTCCAGCGGCTGCACCCGCTCGTAATACAATACTTCGAAGCTAAATGCTTGAGAGGGCGTCGGAGCAACTAACCAGTGTGTATAGTCGTAGTCGCAGTAAAACTCGGGTTCACCGGTCTCGGTTGCGTCCGGCCAATAATTGCGCAGGTATTCGTACTTGCGCATCAACACCGGCTTGCGTTCACCGGCCACGGTAATGTTCATTGACACGGTCTTGTGCCACCGCGCCGGTTTGTCGATCACCGGCTGATCGGCCACCATCGTGCTGGTGTTGACCGTCAGGTTGCCCAGGAATTTGATCTTCGTCGCAATCACCTGCTCGGCGAGCATGATGAATAGCGGTATTTTGGCAATTGTGGCCGCGTCGGTACGCTCCAAGTAGCTTTGGATGTTCTCGACCAGCGAATCGTACGTCATTACCGAAGCGGTCGTCATGAATAACCCTCAGATGGTTTGCGGCATTGAGGAGGATTATACCACGACTTTCGCCAAGGGTCAATCCGGCGAGCGACTGGAATCATACGTTCCGTTCGAAATGCGGGCAGTCCACTAGGCTCCGGAAGTTACCTCCCCATCGGTTCTTAGGGTGCAGACCCTCCCAATAGGTTCCGAGAGGAGCTAGGATCGCCTTGTCCCAGATGATCTTACCGTCCTTGAAGAAATTTAGGTCGATCGCGCAGCGCTTGAGGTGAATCGAGTCCATGGTCTTGGACCTTCCCGTCTTGAAGTAGATAGCCTGCTGCTCCGGGGTCCGTGCCAGCTCACCACCGGTGACCACGAAACCTTGATCGGTGGCGTACTGGACCAACTTGCACATATCCAGCAGGAATGCGGCTTGCTCTTGGGATAGGCTCATTTTCCACTCCTCATGTCTGCCAGTTTCTCGATCGTGCGGCCACCGAAGTAAGCGCCCATGATGAGCATACCCCAGTTACCGAGTAGGGTGACGTAGGACTGATTAGCATTGAGACCAAAGGCCGACATCATGGCGAACAGGAAATACCCCGTGAAGATAGCGACGAGGCTCAGAGGGCGGATATTCTTGGACAGCCAAGAATCGGAGCTCATATCCGCTTTCCAACGGTCGGAGACGTTGTTATCCTCATTCTGGGCCGCTTGGGCGAACATCTTGAGGGTGTCCAGCTCCATTCGGGCTTTTTGAATG